TGTGGTCCGTTCCATTAATAGGGTTTTCTAAGGCGTGCGCGGTGGCGCCTTTACTATGCGTTAAAATATCTCTTGGAACGTACAACCAGACCCCCTTCGGGGGAAGACGCTATAGCAGCGTACTAGCAAGCATAGTGCTAGTTCCCACGGTGGCCTTAATAGCGAGGCACGCTGTGGGAGTCCAATTCGCGAGACTCCTTAAGGCATGGCGCCATAGGTTGAGTCTAATCAGCGAGCGCTACCGAATCCTTCCCAGGCAGAACCCTGATGTGGTACGGAAAACGTTCGCTGACCTGCCTCTACGGTGTGGGCGCGTCGACACAAACCATTCGCATGGCTACTCAGCCTCGGTTCGAACTGCAATGGTGTCGTTCATAAGAACCTGCTGCCTTCGATTGGGCCGGCCTGAATACAGCATTTCGATGTCTGCTCGGGACCAGCGCGACGGAGTATCAGGTGAGCGGCTCTATTACTGGAGTAAGGACCTTGACAAGGCGGTCAAGCTGGACGAGTTTGCAGGCATCACCAGCCTAGTTGACGTTGACTTTCACATGTCTACCGTTGAGATGGAGAATGTACTGACGCGAGTACCTGAATCGATGATCATCGCGACCATCAACCCACTGAAAGTGGCCAAGTCTACCGGCGAGGCTACTTACTTCTTCGACGCCGAGAACAGAATTGACATGCGGTATTCTGGAGGAGCCCGGTTCCAACACGAGCTCTACGACTACACTCAGGATAACCTGTCCGTAAGCCGATCAGCATTCGGTTTCACGTATTTCTACCGATCGTTCAAAGTGGAGAAGCGACAGCTAGACGACCTTCGCCAGGTCGTGTTACTGGCACCGGTAGGGACTTGGACGGGGTGGTCAGCGCACTTGACAAGCGTTATCGCCCCCGGAGACAAGCTTTCCAAGCTGAGACCAGTCACCAACGGCTGGGCAAGAATCACCTCCCTCAACAAGGAAGGCCTGACGCACTCTTTAGGGCGCAGCGGGACTTACCAGGAGGCCAGCTTCACTGGCCAGGAGTTCGAATCTTGCGTGCTCGCCAACGACTTATCCAAGCATGAGTCCACGGTGGGCACCTCGGCCCAATGGCTGCAAAGTGATCGTGAGCGCGCTGTTGTCATCGCCAGCTACCTTCGGGATGTTGGGGTAAAGACACAGTACATCGCAAACGTGATCGATGCTGTCAAGCATGTTTCGGGTGACACCCAAACCTTCAGGGATGATGGTGCGGACAAGGTTACCGTTCAGGCTTTCATGTCGCCCTTAGTGGAGGGCGGCGCATTCGCACATCTCGATAGTGTGGCCAACAACAGATGGGCAGTAGAGTCCAGGTTATTGGATGTTCAGGAGGAGGCTAGGACGCTCCCGCCATTCGTGGTGGGTTGCATCTCCGACTTCGTGCGCTACATAACCAGGGAGGGGCCCATCTCCCCAGTCGAGACAGACGAGATCCGAGCCAATCAAACCCGCCCCAGTCAGCGGGTTAGGCACGAGGAAGGTGTGAATGCTGGTCCTAGTGAAGACAGCACCATCCGCTCCTTTAACAAGAAGGAGACCGGCAGTGGGCCGAGCGACCCACGCAACATTTCTACTTTTGCCCCTGGCATAAGCATCGAATATTCGCGTTACACCTACGCGGTTACCAAGGTCCTCAAGCAAGAGCCATGGTATGGATTCGGGACCCCGGCAAACATCGCAGAACGCGTGGCCGAGGTGGTTATGGATGCAGAATACGCCATCGAAGGAGACTTCAGCCGAATGGACGGCCGTGTGGACCGTAACGTCCGAGTTACCCTAGAGGAAGCGATCTTGAGATGCTTCTTCCCGGGCGACGAGGAAGTTATCCGGCTTCACAAGCTACAGTACAACCAACTGGGCAAGACGAAGGGATTTTCTTACCAACAAGGATACTCCCGTGGTTCCGGGTCCCCGGAAACGTCTTGTTTCAACACGACTACGACTGCGGCCACGGCTTACATCAAGAACCGACTTCTCGGGCTTAGCCACGACGACGCCATATCATCACTTGGCGTGTACGGAGGCGACGATGCCCTTGAGGGAGGGATGGCTGGACTATCTTCCGAGCAGCACGTGGACGCGTGGAGGAAAGCGGCGAGGCACATGGGCCAGGTACTGACTTGCGACGTTCGCAGGCCAGGACAACCAGTGATGTTCCTTGCGCGGAACTTCGGCGGAGCATGGTACGGGAGCCACAATTCCATGGCGGACGTACGGCGTGTATTACTGAAAATACACACAACGCCAAACATGCCTGCTGGGGTGACGCCAGAGACCAAATGCTACGAGAAGGGCAGGTCTCTGCACTCTACCGACGCAAATTCGCCCATCTTGGGGCCACTAGCAGCAAAGATGATGTCCGTGACTGGAGCAGGACGTTACAGCGAGGGAGTGGCGCGGAATCAGCGGGGTTGGTGGGATCAGTATGAGAATTCCTTCCCCAATGAGTACGAACCCTGGATGGATGAGTACGTGTCTAGCGTGCTACCAGACTTCAACCTGGAGTCCTTCAACG